ATAAAGGATTTCATCCTGCTAATAAAAACTTACCACAAGACGCAAGATAATGGCAGAAGCACTATTAATTACAAGAACAGATTTAGTAAAATATACTGCTGCTAATGGCAATATAGATACAGATAAATTTGTGCAATTTATTAAGATAGCACAAGATATACACATACAGAATTATTTAGGTACTAAACTTTTAGATAGGTTAAAATCTAACATTGTTTCAAATACTTTAAGTGGTAACTATTTAAGCCTTTTAGAAACGTATGTTAAGCCTATGCTTATTCATTGGGCTATGGTTGAGTACTTACCTTTTGCAGCTTATACAATAGCCAACAAAGGAGTGTATAAACACGGTAGCGAAAATAGCGAAAGTGTAGATAAAAACGAGGTTGATTTTTTAGTGCAAAAAGAACGTAGTATAGCGGAGCATTATACAGAAAGATTTAACGCATACATAAGAAATAATAATAGCTTGTTTCCAGAGTATAACCAAAACTCAAACGGAGATATGCCACACGATTCAGATAGTATATTTATAGGTTGGTATATATGAAAAATTATAAGATAAAAGAGGACAACATCAAGAAGTTGAAGTTATATTTAAAAAAGATAGGAAATGTCAGCAGCGCAAGTATCATTAAGAAATAACCAAGATTTAGTAAGCGAATCGAATCCGCTACCAGTTACGATGGCAGGTGGTGGTGCTTCAGGTGCTGCTACTTCAGATAATCAAGTAACTATTATAGCGCAGTTAGACGATGTTTTAACTGCTTTAAATTCTGATACGGAAGATAAACGTTTAACCGTGCGTTTAGATGAGGTTTCTGATACTTTATTTTACGTAGGTAAGGCTTTAATCGGTAAAGTAAATTCAGATGCTAACTGGTTAATTATACGATACACTACGGTAGGTAATGTATTAATGAGCGAGTACGCAAACGGAAGCGAAGCGTTTAATCAAGTGTGGAACAATAGAGCATCTTTAACATACGTATAATGGGCTACGGAGGAATAAAAAAAGCAATATTAAGCGCAGTTGCGTTTATTTTATCAATAATTAAAAGAGATTAAGAAATGGCGTGGACTTTTGACGTAGCATCAAATATACCTAGAGCAAATCAGACAGGTGTAGAAACAGTGGCAACCCCATTTGCAGGACTTGATACAGCAATTGCAAATATGCCATTAGTAGCAAGAAGTACTGCATATACCACTAATGGTATGAGAAAACCACCTGTACAAAATGGGATGTGGTATAGATGTTCAGTTGCAGGGACTACTGCTGCAACAGCACCTACATACAATCCTGTATTAGGAAGTACTACAACAGATGGAACAGCACAATTTGTAGCTTTTAGGGCACCTGATATTTTGGATTTAGGTACTACTAAGCATTACTATATGCCAGATATTAGGGTAGCAATTAATGGTACTTTAACAAATGAAAATCCTCAACAACAAAACTTTACTTGTTTAGATTTAATTATCTATACAGGGAACTTTATAAGTGGCAAATGGGCGAGTGATGGAGTTACACCTCGTTGGGATGGGGTGCATTTTACAGCGGTTAAAAGCTCTACAAGTGGTGCAGATGGAACTTCTATGAGTTTACAAAATGGGGGTCAATTTACGTTTATAGGTGGCGAAGTTCAAACAGGTGGCGGTGTAACATTTGACAACAACACAACACCAAGAAGCTATTACACAAGATGGAGAAACACAAAAGAATATGGTGCTTCTTCAGCTCGTTTTAGAAGCTCAACTGTAAATGCTATTTTTCAAAACGTAGAAACTTATGATTTTGCTTTTGACTTGTTCAAAATGCCTACAGTTGCACCAAGTATTAAAGCTCGTGGCTCTGAATACGTTTATCAATATGTTGGTTTACTTGCTGGAGGTGTTGATGCTAAGTTTGCAGCTTCAAACCTTGAAAACGTAGATGGAACGTATGACTTTGACAACTATGCTGGTGGATGGGTTGAGTTATACAACTGTGCCAAAGGTGCTGATTTAAATGTAGTTTCTCAATATCCAAACAGTACGATTTGGGTTAAACACTGTGTACCATTATTTCAAGATGTAACTATTACAGCAAAAGATACTACTGGTGCGGTCGTTCAAAACGTAAGATTTAATACAACCGAAATTCCAACTAATAGCCCAACGGTTACATTTACAACTGCAAGTGGTTTAAAAACTTGGGATTTCAGAAATGCTTTGTCGTATGAAACTACTACTAATGCAAGTGGAATAGCTACAACAACACCTGTTTTAAATGTTTGGTATTGGCAGACAAGTTTTAAAGAGAGTTTAAGATTTCCAAGTTCAACTGCTGTTTATCAAGGTAGAGCTTACAATTATAAAACATTAAATGTATCAGCTCTTTTAGGTTCAAGTTCAGCTGTTCAAGTTAGTGCAGGTATGATTGGATTAGATACTGCAACAACGGTAAACGAAGCGACTGCAGGAGCTATTACAGGAATTACTTTAACTCCAAGTGGTGCAACGGGTGGAACAATTACAATTTCAAGTAATAAACAATACCAAGATATTTGGAATTATTACAGATATTGGATTTCACAATTTGCAAACAAATCATCAAATGACACGTGGACTTGCACAGGTGGAACTTTAAACACTCAAAATTGGAATATTGTAGTTAATACAGGTGTAACAATTACAAGTTCTACAAACATTTCAACGTTAAAAACTTTAGGAACTGTTACTTTAAATGGAACTGCACAAATAACAGCAGTCTATCAAACAAGCGCAGGAACGTCAACAGTTCTTAGATTAGAAAACATTTCAGCAGGTGCAAGTGTTTGTGTTTGGAACACTTCAACTGGAGCGACTGAATTTTTCCAAGTAAACAATACGGCAACCGCACAGGATTATTTCATTTACTACCCCCCAGGAAATGCAGGAACAACTAAAAATGTAGCGCGTGAATTGTATGGAATAAAAAGATACGATGAGGTTATAACTTTGGCTGGTGGTGAAATGTGGTGGACGGCAAGTGACCAGGAAGATGTCGGAATAACCGACACGTTCGCAACTGCAAATGCTTACACAACTTTAAGCACTACTTCGCAACTTTACGATGCTACTGCAATTTTTAGATTGACTGAAACAGGAATTAAACTAGGTCAATTAGTTGCAAGGGATGGTTTATATTTAGATTTCGGAACGTACAACGTAAAAATTAAAGACGATGCTTCCGCAATAGTAGGCGTTGCAAGTGGAACGATTACTTACAAATCTATTGTAATTAATGAAAGCACAAAGTACAACGCAATGAAAGCTACACCACCTAAAACGATAACACCAACAGATACTGAAATTATAAACGTGTTAATTGAAGATGCGAACGGAGATAGTCAAGTATCAATATTGGGTGGGGATAATTTAGGATATGAATTGTGGAAAGTTACAACTGCAACGCCAACGGATAACTATGCAACTGGAACGCTATTAACTACGTTAGCAAACAATACAGCGCCTTATAGATTTATCGGTATAAGTGGTTTTGATATTGTAGGGCGAGATACAAGTTCTGGAGTACGTAGAAGAAGCTCAATGTTAAAAGGTAGTTACGAACAAGCGTTCTACGTAGGTAACCAAATCCAATTAGCAACTGATGCACCGCAATTACAAGAAAATAACGATAAGTTAGACGAGTTAATCTTAAAAATTGACACGCAAAAAGACCCGTTAACACTACCACAATTTATAGCATTAAAATGATAGAATTTATTAAGAAATATCTTTTCGGTAAAACACTTTCTCAGTTGCAAGATTGGGAGAGTGTTCTCAATAATCGTGAATTAAGTTTAAACGATATTGAAAGCGAGTTAATCGAGTTTACTAAAAATCTTGAATCTAAAGAACTTATTTTGCATAGTTCAATGGATAGCGTAGAAAACGAAAGAAAGCACGTTAAAACGATTAAAAACGATGTAGAAAAGCGTTTGCTTGAAGTATTAGCAGATAAAGAAAAATTAGCGCAAGAACGAAAAGGATTTAAAGACGAAATGAACTTTCTGATTGAGAAAAATAATCTAACTATTGACAAGCTAAAGTTTATGCGTTCTAAACTGCGTAATTTTGACAAAGAGTTAAAAGAAAAATCTAAGGAATTAGAAACTTTAGAAACTTTTTTACAAACTAAAATAGAACAAAAGGAGAATTTAGAGGTTAATAATATGAGTACGATAATTTCAAGAGGTAAAGAGATTATAATTGATAAGTACGGAAACTTTAAAGGATTTGTATAATGGCGGTTTGGGGATTAGGTGTAATAAATAATGTTATCAATTGGGGTAGAGGTGCTTTTAACAATCTTATTAGTTGGGGTATTGTGCAAAAGACTTCGCCAGCAGGACAAACAGAAATTTACGGAACACGACAAGATGCGGATACTACTGCTTTTTTAACGGCTACAGGTATAACTGATGCGACTATTACAAGTGCTTTAGATACTTTGGTAGTAGGATTGAAAGCAGATGGTATATGGTCAAAGATGAAAGCAATATATCCATTTGTTGGTGGTACTGCTACGACTCATTCTTTCAATTTAGTTAATACTGCATTACATCAAATTACTTGGTTTGGTGGATTAACGCACGATGCAAATGGAGTTACTCCAAATGGAACTAATGGTTACGGAAACTTAAACTTTAACCCAAGAACACACATAGGGGTTCAATCTTCTTATGGTACATATTGTAGAGTAAATAATTTAACTAATAGTAAGTACGATTTTGGAAGTACTAATCTCGATGGATTTGAGCACAATATGATATTGTATCAATTTGGTACTACTCAATATACACAATTTAAAGGAGCAGGTAATAACATAGGTATACCAAACACAACAACAAATGCTTTTTTTCATAGTGGATTAGATACAAGTAATAATTTATTTTTATACAAAAACAATACTTTATTACAAAGCAAAACACCAACTACAATAGGAACAGCGCCTTTGGCAAATACAGTTTTATTTGCATTAAACGCAAACGGAGTAGTTCAACAATTTTCGCCAAGACCATCTTCATTTTTCTTTGCAGCTTCAGGAACAACACAAGCAGATAACGCAAACATCTATTCAAGAATACAAGCCTTTCAAACCACTTTAGGTAGACAAGTATGAACGTAGTAATTTTAACCGTAGAACAAAAAGACCAACTTGTAGGGCAGCAATACGCTGCTGATAGTTATTTTAATCCTATTTTAGATGCTAACGACAAATGGGTAATATCTGAAGAAGAAATTAACTTTTTAGCAAACCACGACTTTTTATGGCTTAATGATTTGCCTATAAGTATGTATAATCCGAAACCACAAACACAAATTATATGAAAAAATTAATCAAGTACCTACCTTTAGTTATTGCTGTTTGCGCTATTGCAGACACACAATTTGAAATGCTGAAAGGTATAGGAATGAATGAAACGTTAATTAACTGGATTAAGTTATTAGGGCTTTTGCTAACAATCTTTTTACCAAGTATTAAAGAAATGTTTAACGATGGTTTATCGTTGCGAAATACAGACCCTATTAACCCTAATAGACCAACAACAAGACCAAAACGTTGAATAAAGCTATAGGTATATTAATATTATTACTTTATTTTGGAAACACGCATTTTTGTTATTTAGTTTTTCCTGATAATGTAAGCAAGTGGTGGGATTTAAACCACGCTATACTTTCCCTAATAATAATTATATCTATTAAATACAAGTCTGAGAATAACTTTGTAGAAAAACTATTTAATTCAATGGTAGTAAATAACATTTACGTTTTACTATTTAGACAAGAAACCACTTACACGCTTAACGACCTATGGTTTGTTTCAATTTTCACAGTTGCACAATACCTAAAAAAAGAAAAAAGTAATGATTAAGAATTTATTAAACCATTGGGAAGCAATGACTGGAGTAGTTGGTATTGTTGTCGCTTATTTTAGCGGTAAGAAAATGAAACGTATTGAAGAAAAAAAAGCAGGTTCAGACGCAGTATCTTCTATGCAAGTTGTTTATGATAATTTCGTTAAAGATATAGAGCAGCGTTACGTAGATATGAAACAGGAGATGCAATCTTTAAAAGATGAAGTTCAACAATTGCGTATTGAGAATGACAAACTACGAAAAGAATTGCGAACGTGGGAGAAAAAATATTATTCATTAAAAGAGGAGTATGAAAATAGACTTTAAACATTTATTTTCGATGTTAATCTTATGGTTAATATCTATTTATTTAGTATTTTATTTTAGTTCGTGTTCTGCAAAATGGCATATTAACAGAGCATACAAAAAAGGTGCAAAGTTAGAGCAAACAAGTGACACAATTCAAATCACATCAATTGATTCATTTAAAGTGGTTTTAAACGATACTTTCTATTTTGAGAAGTATTATACCACCAAAGACACAATCATTCAGTATAAACGTTTATATGTGCCTAAAACACGTCAAGAGATTAGAATAGAATATAAACTTAAACGAGACACGTTAAGACTTGAAAAAATCAAAGTTCGCAAAGAATATAGAGTTAAAACAAAGCCGTTCCCGTACACGCTTTTATTAATTGTAATCGGTTTAATTTGTATTACGATAATTTCGTTTATCTTTAAGCCAAAAATACTATGAAAACTTTAAGTAAACACGTTACAATGGAAGAATTTTGCTATTCTCCAACTGCAATTAAAAAAGGAATTAATAATTCAATGGGTTTAATAGCAATTGACAAAGCTATGCAACTATGCGAGAATGTTTTTGAACCGATTAGAAAGCATTTAAACGCACCAATTAAAATAAGTAGTGGATTTAGATGCGAGCAACTTAACAAATTAATAGGCGGTGCGTCTGGTAGCCAACATACAAAAGGCGAAGCATTCGATTTGGAATTAACAAATAGAAAATTGTTTGATTGGATTCTTAAAAACGTAGAATTTGACCAAGCTATCTATGAGTTTGGAAACGATGCACACGCAAATTGGTTTCACATATCTTATAGAAAAGGTAACAACCGAAAACAAGCGTTAAGAGCAATTATAATCGGTGGTAAAACACAATATATATCTTACAAGCCACTTTAATAGTGGTTTTTTTATTTACTTAAATTTTATTTATGCGTAGAGATTATCCGCCAAGAATCAGGTTGTCAAAAAGTGAATTTGAATTAATTAAAAAACATAGATTGGACAAAGAAAATAGAGTTTTAGTAATTGGAGATTTACACGAACCATTTTGTTTAGATGGATATTTAGAGTTTTGCCAAGAACAATACAAAAAATACAACTGCAACAAAGTAGTATTTATTGGTGATGTAATAGATAACCACTATTCAAGCTACCACGAAACAGATGTAGATGGTTTATCTGGTGGTCAAGAGTTAGACTTAGCCATTGAAAGATTATCTAATTGGTATAAAGCCTTTCCGATAGCAGATGTTACAATTGGGAATCATGATAGATTAATCATGCGTAAAGCACAAACATCTGCCGTACCGAGAAAGTGGATTAAATCATATAAAGAAGTATTAGAAGTACCACAATGGAATTTTACAGAACGTGTGGTTATAGATAATGTACAATATATACACGGAGAAGCAGGAACTGCAAAGGCTAAATGTAGGGCAGATATGATGAGTACCGTACAAGGCCACTTGCACACGCAATGTTATACTGAATGGTTTGTTGGTGCTAATTTTAGGATATTTGGAACACAAGTAGGTTGTGGTATAGACCACGAATCATACGCTATGGCTTATGCTAAATCAGGTAAAAAACCTGCAATAGGTTGTGCAGTAATAATAAATGGTGAAACAAGTATTAATTGTTTAATGAATTTATAGTATATTTGCAATAAATCTGCTTTTCTGTTTAGTGAATTTTCATAGTTTTTTAGTTTAATTGTTAGAAGTGGGGAGAAATCTCCACTTTTTTTTTGTCCTGAAAGTATTGTAAACATTGGGAAACTAAAAATAATTTAAAAATAATTGTTAAAAAGTATTGCAGTTATAAACATTGTGCTTATATTTGTAAAACAAAACAATTAAAAAATAGAAATTATGAAAATCGAAATCAAAAAATTTAACAGTTCATTAAACATTACAGATGTGTTTTTAAATGGTGTTTTAGTAGGTACAATTGGAATAAGTGGTGGTTTTACTTATTTAAAATCATCTAATGTAACTTGGCAAGAAGATGATGCAATTATGGATGCATTAAGAAATAACAATTAAAACAACAAGGGGTGCGACTTGATAACGCACATTAACTTTAAACTAAAAAATATGAAAACATTACACAACACTTTTAACCCTAATTACCAACCAACTCAAATTGAGAATGAGTACGTACCAAAAGGTAACCACATTAACGATGCTATAAGAAAGCAATTTTTCACAACGTTTGATGTGCAAAGATTAAACAGAATAAGAGAAATTAAGTTAAACAATTTAAACGAGAAACGATGAACTATAAATTACACCGCAAAGCATCTGACTTATTAGTATTGCACGCAGAAATGAAAGCAAGAATTGATTGGATTGTATTATGTTTTACTGGAGATTCATTATTTCTAGATTTACAAGAAAAGTATTTTAAACAAAAAACGATGAACTATAAACTACACAACAAAGCAAGTAATTTAATGCAGATGCACCAAGATATGAAAGCAAGAATTGACTGGATTAAAGCAGATACAAAATATTACACACAATTCCCAAACATAATTGAAAAGCACTTAAATAGAATAGACACTTGCAAACGTGGACTTGAAAGAATTGAACAAGCGTATATAAAAGTATTAACCGAAATATTAGCAGTATGACACCAAAAGAAAAAGCAATAGAGTTAGTAGAAAAATATATCCTATTATGTGAATATGGATTGACAGAAATACATTGTGCATTAATAGCAGTTGATGAGATTATAAAATCATTATCTTCTATGGGTATACCAACTTCATATTGGCGAGAAGTTAAACAAGAAATAGAAAAGCTATGATAGAAGCAGAATGTAAACAATGCGATGGTAAAGGCAGAATTGAAGTATCTACTGATTGCTTTCAACCAGCTTGGAATTGTTGCGGTGGATGTACAGAAGTGATTGAGTGTCCTGAATGCGAAGGTAGCGGAGAAGTTGAAGAATGGGAATTATAACGTTTCGCAAATAGGCTTAGTAAATTAAACTTAACAGAAATGACAAAAGAAAGAAACATAAAAAACAGAAAGCATACAGAGCAAAAGGTGCTTGACTTACTTTGGGCTATAAGGCTACACGATAAATTTTATTTTGATACTTACGGGAAATTATGGCTTAAAGAGATGGTTAAAGAGGCTAAAAAACCAAAGGTTTAATTTATTGAGCCTATTTGCTGTTATGGGATAGGTTTGTGGCTTTCAGAAATGAACTCGTACTTAGCCGTTCGATTCAGAAATGAAACGAGATTTGGAAGAAGACCATATAGCCACAAACTTTACCATAACGTTTTGGTGCTTGTAGATGCCAGCCTACACGCATTTTATTTTCGGCTGGTATTTACAAACACCTGTTATAAGAAGTAGTGGGTATAAACACAAATAGTAATTATGAATGCAAAAGAAAAAGCTAAGCAAATTGTAAATAAAATAAAGGATGATTTATTTAACAAAAGAAATATAAAAATAACTGATGAGGATGCAGTATTATGTGCATTAATAGCAGTTGATGAGATTATAAAATCAATTAATCCTTTTGGTATGTTTTTAGGAAAAGATTATTGGGAAGAAGTTAGAGATTATCTTGAAAACTACTAAACGTAGCTATTTCTTATAACAGTCGTATAGGCGATGCGCTAGTGTCGCTTATACTTTGTTAGAAGTATTAATTTAAAACAAAATACAATTTACATAAACACACAAAATTGTAAAATATATTTAAAGTTATGAAAACATTACTTAAAGAATTAATACAAGAATTGATGAAAGAAATTTTTATTTTAAATACTGAAATAATTAAATTACAGGAAAAAAATAAGGAATTAGAAAAAACTAATTTTGATTTACAAAGAGAAATGAATTTTCAAAAAAACACAATTACTAAATTATAAGTTATGAAAATAGATAGAATAGTACTAAACGTAATTAAAAAGTTTGAGAAACGAGCAGACGATGGTTTAAAGAAGTATGGAGTAACACTTGAAAGAACTGATTTAAGCACGCTTGATTGGATAAACGAGGCACAACAAGAAGCAATGGATTTTTGCTTATATCTTGAAAGATTAAGTGTAGATATTAAAAATATGGAAAAGATAACAACATATAAAAATCAATTATTTAAAGGCAAAGTTTCACAAATTATAGGATTTGACAAAACAGCAGAATTATTAAAAGAAGTTGAACAAGAAATTAAATACGGAATATGAAACATTTAAACAATAAGAACAATGACTGCATTTGAAAACTTTTTAATCGAAAAAGGATATATTAGATTTGCATTTGATGCTGCAAAAGGTAAATATTACGAACCAAAATTATACGTAATTTCTACAATGAGCAATTTAGGACATTTGTATATTCACGAATCAGATGTAAATTTATTATCTAAAATTAAAGAAGATAAATCTATAACACCTGAAGATAGAAAAAATGAAATTACATTTGGTTTGCACGAAAAAGATAGACCACCAACATTAATTAATCCAAGACCAAAAATTAAAATAACAAGAACAAAAGAAGATAATATAATAATTGAAGATGAACAGTTTGATGATTCAATGAATATTGTTTTACAAAAAGAAAATTTTAACCAAATATTAAAAGCTATGTACGATAAAAGTATATGCTTTGAATATGATTTAACTAAATAAAAATGAGTTTAAAAAAATAAGAATATGGAACAGACAGCAGTAGAATATGCAATACAAGAAATTGAAAAATTAGCTGGTATAAAAATAGCAAGAGATGAAGATTGTATTGAACAAGCAAAAGAAATGGAAAAGCAACAGATAGATGATGCACATTTTGAAGGATTTTCAAATGGATTTAATGATTTAGGAAGAATACCTTTTAAATATTATTATGAAACATATAATAAATAAAATGAAAATAGAAAACGTAAACGAGGTAATAGAACGTTACCAATTAGCAACACCTAACAGAGCAAGAGTATTAGTTTACATCCGTTCAATTATGTACACACAACTTCGTAATGACAAATGGACTTTGGCACAAATAGGTAAACTATTTAATAAAAACCACGCAACGATATTGCACGGATTGAGATGTTACACTACAAATATAAAGTATCAAGATTTTCAAGAACTAAACACACGAATTGAGCAAGAGCTGAATTTAGCCATTTGCGATATTGAGCCAGAATCAAAATTGCAGTTAACAGAAATTGAATTGGATATATTAGATGCAAATAATATCCACCAGTTTTGGGAGGTAAAAAATAAATTGATTAAAAAGTTATCAATTAAAGAATAATGTTTATATTTACAGAAATTATTAACAATTAAAAACTAAGAAAATGAAAAATTTAATTAACATTCAAGCAGAATTAAAATGCCCAAAAGGTTCTTTCAACGCATTTGGAAAGTACAAGTATAGAAGTGCAGAACAAATACTCGAATCTTTAAAACCAGTATTATTGAAGCATAATTCAGTATTAACAATTTCAGATGATATTGTAGAGATTGGTAGTAAACTATTTTTAAAAGCAAGTGCTGAACTTTTATCTTACAATGAAGATGGTAAAGTAGATAGAATTACTATCAATGGATTTGCAGAAATGGGAGAACATAAAGGTATGTCTTCAGAGCAATGTACTGGTACTGCATCAAGTTACGCACGTAAATACGCTTTAAATGGCTTATTCTTAATTGATGAAACAGAAAGCGACCCAGACTCAAAAGATAATAGTCAGCAAGTAAAGAAAGTTAAAACAATTACAGATGAGCGTTTTAACAAAGCAATTGAAGCAATAGGAAAAGGACTTGCTAAGAAAGAAGATTTATTGCAATTTGAATTAACAGAAGCACAAAAATTAACATTTGCAACGCTATGAAAGTAGATTTAAGTAAAGTAAAAGTAGGCGATAGAATTTGGACTATTGAAGATGGTTGGCAAGAGGTTGTTGATATTGATTTAAGTGATAAGTATCCAATTGAAACACAATATAATACTTATACAATTGATGGTAAAGCTGGCACAAGCAACAAATACCCATCAGCATTTTTAGAATATCCATTTAAAGACCAACCAATCGAAAAAGATACGCTTGTTTGGTGCAGAAATGGTAATGATTTTTATTGGGCAGTAGGATATTATTCGCATTTTGAAGATGGTAAGCATATTGTTTTTAGTGCTTCAAAGAAATCAACTGAAACAGCACATCGTCAAATTTGGAAAATAGTAACAACAGAAAATCCTTTATTATGAGTTTACTATTTAGATGTTCCCAACTCGGCTCGCTGATGACAGAATCTCGTACAAAAAGCGAGGTTTTGTCTGCTACTGCAAAGACGCTTGTCGAAGATATGTTTAGAGAGAAAGAATTAGGTATCTACAAAGAATTTAGTTCACGCTATACAGACAAAGGAAACCAAAACGAAGACTTAGCTATTGAGTTAGCATCTGAAGTATTGGATTGGAATTGGATTTTAAAGAACGAAGATAAGTTTAAAAATGATTATGTTGTAGGCACACCAGACTTAGTAAATGACACTTTATTGGCAGATATTAAATGTTCCTGGAGTGGTGCTACGTTTCCAATGTTTGACAAAGAACTTAAAAACAAATCTTACTATTGGCAGTTGCAAGGCTATATGATGCTTACTGGACACAAACAAGCAGAATTGGTATATTGTTTAACTAATACACCTTTTGAAATTGTAGAAAGTGAAGTACGTAAAGAGCATTGGAAGTTGAACCTAATCGAAGAAGATTTGTTAGTGCGTGAAGCGGTGCAAAGTTTGCATAATTTCGACCACATACCAAACGAACTACGTGTTAAAAGATTTATTGTAGAATATGATGAAGTGGATATTGAAAAATTAAAGCAAAGAATTGAAGTAGCACGAGAGTATTATCAAGAATTATTATTAATTTTAAACAAATAAAAACAAAGTAGTATGACAGAAAAGATAAATAAAGAGAGTAATCTATTAATCAGATTGACTTTAGAAGAAAAAAAACTATTACAAAACGAAGCAATAAGTCAAGGAGTTCCAATGGCGCAATTAATTAGAAATTTAACTACATTACCTTTTAAGCAAAAAAAAGACGTTGAATTATATTACAACATCTTAAAAAGGGTAATGCATAAAGATGAAAATCCAACAAAATTAAACGACAATTTATTAGAACAAATATTATTTAATGATAAAAATAATGAATTTAGTATAATTAAACATTATGGATTAACTAATAATGAAGTTAAGCTAATTGTTAAAGAATGGTATTTATCTGTAGAACCAATTATACAAGATGAAAATGGTAATGATTTAGAAGAAATAGTTGAATTAAATTTTTAAACAAATAAAAACAAAGTAAAATGAGTACACTTATCAACGCATCAATTGATGTAACAAAAATCGACAAAAGCAAGTTATACAACGGAAAGTATCTAAACTTGACAATTTCAATCAATGATTCTACCGACCAATACGGAAACAACGTAGGATTAACAGAATCGCAAACAAAAGAAGAACGTGATTTAAAGACTTCTAAGCGTTACATTGGCAATGGCAAAGTAGTTTATACCAATGGAGAGGTGAAAGTAGCTGAAAAGCAAGATAAACCACTTCAAACCGCATCGCAGAAGTTTCAAGATATTGAGTCAGATTTACAATTTTAGTATTATCCTTTTCGGTGGGTGGTTAAACCGATATTTTTAAACTAAAAACTAAAAGATTATGAGATACGTTTTATTATTTATTATTTATTTGATAGTATTTTCAATTGCTTTGAAAAGATTAGATACTAAAGGAGATTATAGTTTTCTTGAAAGATTATATTGGACTACTATTATGCATTTGTTACTTATTTTACTAATAGTAATTACTTACGCTTTTATAAAATATTGGTAATGGAGCAGTACGTAATACTTTACTGGCTATCA